CAATCCACTCTCAGAGGTTTTTCTTACATAAACTGAAAGTGTAGAAGTATCGATATAAGGATTGCCTAAAATAAATCTTTGGTCAAGAGATCCATCATAATCAAATCTCTTTGTCAAATACGTCCCCTGATAAACGGATATATTGCTGAATGATGCAATCCCATCTACAACAGGTGCAGTAATACTTTCTGGTATTGAGAAAGTATATGTAGTATCATTTGCACTCCCTACACACACCAGACCCCTCTGTAAGGTCAGTGTAGGAGTATCTTCGCTAGTTGATACCGTAAAGGAAATTACCGCTCTTGCTGCCGTTCTGGAACGAGGTCTATATCCAATGTTTCTTGCTAAAGAAACGACATTTTCACGAAGAGTTGCCGAATCCAAGAAGGATTCATTAACAACCATGTTAGAGTTGAATGCCGTAATATAAGTATTATATGCTAACGTATCAATTAAAACTGAAAAGTTAGATCCCTCAAAATCAAAGTCACTAAAGGTTGAGTTAGCACGAAGATAATCCTTGATTGAGGTCTTTATCTGATCAAAATCTAGATTTGTGAATTTTGTAAACGGCATCTTATCTTGCTGCCTCTAATAGGAACGTATATTCTTGTGTCGGAAATTCCTGCCCAACGATATCAAAGATAACGGTCACATTAAATGAATTTTGGTCTTGTTGAGGATCTACCTCAACAACCACATTATCAACTCTTGGTTCAAAGTTTTCTATTGCAACCAAAATTTGACTTTGAATAACCGATGCAGTACCAAAATCAACAAATTCAAACAAACTATCCCTAACATCAGATCCTAATAAGGAATTAAAAAATCTTTCTGTAGGAATAGTTTCAACAATATTTCTTACAGATCTACGAATCGCATTTTCATTCTTTAAAATTTGCAGATCCTTTGTCACTGGATGTGGAACAAAGGATAAACTGATGTCTTTAAATGATCTGGATATCCTTTGTTCTGCCATTAGACTAGGGTTTTCTTGATTTTATTTATATTTACTCATGCCATCTTTCAACATAATCATCAAAACCATGAGCACCACCACATTGACGCTCTAAACGATCGTCTGGAATTGGGTAAAGTTCCTCATTTTGTGTGGATTTTCTCTGTCTTGATGCTTTTCTGAGATATTTTTCACTTTCTACTTCTGTAATGAGGGTCATTCCTTGCTCAATGAACAAGTTTCCCTTATCAACCTGGTGATGATTTCCCATTTTAGCTCCTGTTTTGTTAAAAACAGAACTTTTAGAGGGGTTGCTATCCCTTATGAGTATTTATTTTACCCAAAAACCCTTCCTTAGATAGTCTTGATCACTGATAAATTGATATCCTTCATAATTTACTTGATCATCACTGTTCCATACAGGAATTGCCTCACTATTTCCAAATCTAAAGTCAGGATTTCTACGAAAATGAACCTCAATTAAATTATTTCCTATAAATTCGCAGTTAATCCACTCATAATTACCTACCAAATTATTTAAAATTGATGGAAATTCTATTTTATACTCAATTTTTTCCCATTTTGACCACTTGTACAGTCCACTTCCATCTTCTCTAGTACCCAAAACAGTTAGATTTTGTTTCTTATTATGATAATCAATACTTATATGATCTCCTTCAAATATTTCGCACCAGAATTCAGATGGATGAAAACGTTCTGTATATTTGTGTATGAGCTCAATACGAGCAAATCGTCCCATACCCAATAAATTCATGCACGGACGAACAATATAAAAGTCGGGTTTGGGAACTGTGGTTCCAGTAGGACCACAAGTATAACCCAATACCCGACTCAATATCAACTTATTATAAACCCAAAGGTCATTCGGATGAATATGATTCCATTCACTATCATCCTGTAGGTACATTACCCTTTACCTTGCCCGCGATATTTCTTACGAGCCTTATTGCGAGAAGACGCTGCATACTTAGTATTCATGCCGCTTCCTTGACGAGTTTTCTTCGGTGCGCCTTCAACATAACCGCCACCTTTACGCATTGCCATTTGTTAATCTCCTAATAATTTCAGTTTCAAGATCTTCAGGTCTTGGAGAACCTGTCTGATAAAACTCTATCGACAGGTCCTCCATCATATCGAAATACTCCTCCTCTGTCAAGTCGGAGTACAATTTACGCCCCTTACAGTAGATATTGTAAGATTCGTCAGCCATCTCAAATTACTCTTGTCTTTTCGTGACCGACTCTAATACGAGGATCGCACCAGATTTCAAAACCTGCTTCCTTTGCATCCAGACAGAATGATACATCTTCTCCACACATATCCTGTACTGCACCAGAATCAAAAACTTGCATCTTTGGTGCAAACCAGGGATACTTCATCTCTGGGTGCTCAAAGACACCGTTCTTAATCATTAACCATCCAAATCCTGCATAGTCAACAGTAAATGGTTCCTTACGCTTCTGAATACTATCCAGAGTTTCGTGATTCATGACTCCACCATTGTTCTTGAAGTCATCTTCCTCCAACCAGTGTGCAACAGAAGTCGTTCGCCCGTCTTCCGTACAATACCATCCACTTGCAATGTCCTTATCCATCAGAACTAACTGATAGAACTTCTCCGTGTTGAATACAATATCACTATCAATCCATAACTGATAATCATATTGCAATCTACCGTCCCAAGGAATTTGGTCGGGTCCTCGCAGTACATTCGCACCTAGACACTTGCATCTTGCAAAATTCACCATCGATGAATAATCTTGCGAGATCTGAATACTTGCTCCGTTCTGTACAATATCAAAACACAATTGTACAAAATTTTTCAGATATGTATACGAGACTCCCCTTCCAGGTAGACAGAAGACGACAGATTTTCCTCTGATCATCTCCTTTGCCTTGTCATAGTCCCACTCTGATTCGCTTTGTGTCGGTGTGGGTGCCTTTGCTTTTACGGTAAATCCTTTAGCCATAATAGAGTGTAATTACATCAGTTATCATACAACATTATCTATACTAAGTCAAACAGGGTCTTTCAGTTCCGTGATTATAATACATTCTCCCTCGACTTCCATATTTACTGAGGTGCCCTCATACCACCCAAAATCGTTCAGTATCCACTCGGGAATCGTCACATAATACTCTCCAGTTATTGGATCGACCTCTACGGTTGTAAAATTTTCTCCGGGATTTTTTTGCATTTGAGGTTTTTTGTGATCGACTTTTAGTTTTATATAGTGCTGGCGAGTGTAACACTTTATAGATTAGGGGGACCCATGGGTTTTATATACACGGCGGCGACCCCGCCCAGGGGGGCACGGCGGGGCACTGCTGTTTCACGAACGAATGAGTGCCCCCCCCTGAACTCACCGGTGACCCTGCCGCCCATAAGCATACCCACTCACGGGGCAGCGGGTGGGGCGGGCATACCGTTCGGCGTCACGGTAGACACCTGCCAGGTCAACGGCAGACCAGCGGGACACCTTACCCTCATGGTTGGGTTGGGTGTCGTCGGCACGGATGGGCACCCACTCAAGAGCACGGGTGGAAAGGTTGGAGGTGGAAACGTAACGCATGGGGTTTGGTTGGTTGCTTGGATACTGTAGCACGAATGGGGTCAGTACCCCAACCACACCAAAAATTCCCCAGTGTCTACGCGGAAGGGAACGGTGCCATAGTCGGTGCGGAAGTCATCCCAGCAGGAATGATCCTTTGCTGCCTGGCAAGCGGTGCTCCATCGGATGGTGCCATTCTCATGGTTGGTGGCATTCCAGAGGATCTGAGGGAAGGTCATCGGGGTCCGTTGCGGTCTTCCTAATATTAGACCCCCAACCCGCGTCAGCAGGCAGGGGGTGTGCGGTTTCAGAATTGGATGGGTTCGGCAGTCGGAGCACTGATGGCAGCATAGTGGGCAGCACAGTCAGCGATGTTGGCGTCTGCCACGTCGTCAGCGATCGTTTCCAGGATCGCCAGCAGTTGGTCGCCAGTGGCGGCACGGTTGAGCAGGGAGAGGGAGAGGTCGCGGGTCAT